ATGAACACTACAGTAAGAACAAGTTTCAAGCGACTGAGTTTATCATTGATGGTGGACATGGTGAAGGTTTCTGTATCGGTAACATACTCAAGTATGCACAACGATATGGAAAGAAAAATGGTAAGGACCGAAGTGACTTGTTAAAAGTAATTCACTATGGTATTATCGCACTCTATATTAATGAAACGGAAGGTGACAAATGAAGCTAACTTCAAGCACAATCTCTATTCTGAAGAACTTCTCTACAATCAATCAAAACCTCATGGTGAAGCCGGGCAACACTCTGTCCACCATGTCTGCAATGAAGAACATTGTTGCACAGGCAGAGGTGACAGAAAGGTTTCCACAAGAATTTGCAATCTATGACCTAAATGAGTTTCTGTCTGCGCTCTCTTTATTTGAAGAGCCAGAACTGAACTTTCAAGAGCAGTATGTTACGATTACACAAGAGGGTTCTCGTAAAAACCTCAAGTATTGGTTCTCTGATCCAGAGGTTGTGACAACACCGTCCAAGGCAATCGTGATGCCTTCGACTGAGGTTACATTCAATCTGTCTAGTGATACACTAAGTGAAATACAGAAAGCTGCCGCAGTTATTGGTGCACCTGACATGGCACTGACTAACGGTAGTCTGATGGTCACTGATAAAAAGAATGACACTGCAAATGCGTATGATACTGAACTTGGTGTGAATGAGACAGACGCAGAATATAAGTTCTGGTTCAAAGTGGAGAACTTAAAACTTATGTCTGGTTCCTATGATGTGGAAGTATCATCCAAAAGTATTAGTCACTTCACAAACTCGGCAGTGGGTGTAGAGTATTGGATCGCTCTAGAACCTGAGTCAACTTATAGTGCGTGATACCTTTCTTTGGGTTGAACAGTATCGCCCGAAGACTGTTGATGAATGCATTCTACCTAAGACACTCAAAACACAACTACAGTCTTATGTAGATAAACAGGATATCTCCAATCTGATTTTATCAGGTGGTCCAGGCGTGGGTAAGACAACTGCTGCCCGCGCAATGCTTGAACAGATTGGTGCTACCTATATGTTCATCAACGGTTCTGAGGAATCTGGTATTGACGTTCTGCGAACCAAGATTAAGAACTTTGCGTCTACTGTCTCTCTTGATGGTGGACGTAAGTATCTTATTCTGGACGAAGCAGACTATCTAAATCCACAGTCAACTCAACCAGCTCTTCGCGGGTTTATCGAGGAGTTTCATCAGAACTGTGGGTTCATTCTTACTTGTAACTACAAGAACAAATTGATTGCACCTCTGCACTCACGATGTGGTGTGGTGGACTTTACTATTCCCAAGAGTGAGAAGGCGGGTCTTGCTGGTCAGTTCTTTAAACGTGCAATCTCTATTCTGAAAGAGAATGAGATTAAATATAATGAGAAGGTGGTTGCAGAGTTAATCAATAAATACTTTCCTGACTGGCGTAGAATTCTAAATGAACTGCAAAGGTATTCTGTATCTGGTCAGATTGATGCTGGTATCCTTGTCAATCTTGGTGAGAAGAGTGTCAAAGAACTCATGGGGATGATGAAGAACAAGGAGTTCACGAATGTTCGTAAATGGGTTGTCGAGAATATTGATAATGATCCTGACACTTTGTTTAGGGCTGTGTATGATAACCTTTATGAGTATCTGGACTCTTCTACTATTCCTCATGTGGTTGTCATTCTGGGTGAATACCAATACAAGAATGCTTTTGTCGCAGATGCAGAAATAAATATGGTCGCATGTTTGACCGAGATTATGGCAAGGGGAAAGTTCAAATGATTTGTGAAATATTTGATGACCTACTAGAACCACATGTTGCAGAACTGATTGACATGGAGATAAAGAAAACACACTGGACTTATAATTACCATTCTAATAGAACTGTTAGTGTGCCACAACCACACTGGCATGTCTTCTGTGGTGAAAGTGAGGAAGAGGTTCGGGAGAGACAGTATGATTATCTTCTTCCTATCTGGGATGCTGCTGCATACAAACTCAAACTGAAAGATCGGTTTGATATTGTTGGGTGGAAACGTCTATACATGAACGCACACACGTTTGGTGTAGAACCGCACATGCATACTGATGACGGCGACTTCACTATGATGTATTATCCTCGCATGGATTGGCAACCAGAGTGGCTTGGTGGCACTGCGATTTGGGATGACGAGGGAAAGAACATTTTAGAGTACTCTAACTATGTTGGTAATCGTCTTTTGATTTTTCCTGCGTTTAATAACCATCAGGCAATGCCAGTGTCTAAGTATTGTTTTGGACTACGCAACGTTGTGGTGTTCAAACTTTTTGTGGATGGTGGTAATGTCGATAGACTTGATTTCTACAAAGATTGACTTTCTGGAGTCGATTGGATGCGGTGAGACAATGCATAGTGGACGAACTCTGCTAGAACATTTGATTGGTGTATACAAAGTTCTAGACGAGGGTTTTGCTCCACTGCATGTTTGTGATGCTGGTTTGTTTCACTCAGTCTATGGAACCGCATACTTCAAACCTAAAACAATATCCTTAGACAAAAGAGATATTGTGAAAGACATTATTGGTAAGGATGCAGAGAACTTGGCGTTTATGTTTTGCGTCATACCACAACCACGTTATGAAAACATTTTGAGTCTCACAGATGAAAAGTTACGAGACGAACTTCTTATGATAGAAGATGCAAACAGAGAAGAACAATTTTATGCCAGAGCTGAAGGAATATCTTAATGCAATCAATCACACAAAGGAAAAACTTCTAGACAGTGAAGATGAAGAATGGGAGAAGAAATATCCACCTTTCATCGTAAACAAGTGTGTCTATCCGTTTCAAGATACCATCATGTTGGTGAACGAGATTAATCAACTACCACATCTTGATAAGAAACTACAATTTGACTTTCTACTAAATAGTATACGGTCAAGGAAACGATTTACTCCTTGGTTGAAGGCGAGTAGAATTGAAGACTTGGAGTATGTTAAAGAGTACTATGGTTACAGTAATGACAAAGCAAAAAGAGCTCTTGATATTCTAACGGATGAACAAATCGCCACCATAAAGCAAAAGTTGAGAAAAGGTGGAATGAAAAATGAGTGATGAGATAAATTGGACACAGGAGCAGATGCTTGAGGTAACACTCAACGAACCAGATGACTTTCTAAAGGTTCGTGAGACACTTTCCCGTATAGGTGTTGCATCCCGTAAAGAAAGAACACTATATCAGTCATGTCACATACTACACAAACAAGGACGCTATTTCATCACGCATTTTAAGGAGTTATTTTGTCTGGACGGAAAACAAACAAATCTAAATGAGAATGATTTGCAACGAAGAAATACTATTGCTAGTCTACTCAAAGATTGGGGTCTTGTAAATATTGTCGGTGAACTTGGTGAGACTGCACCACTAAGTCAAATTAAAGTATTATCCTACAAAGAAAAGGGTGATTGGACTTTAGAAACTAAGTATTCAATTGGAAAGAAAAAGGATACTTGACTTATAATACAAACTGATATATAATTACATCATGATTCTAAACAGAGAAGATGCACTGTACGCTGCAAATGTATTTGTAGAATACTTCCAAAACTTTAATCGCATTGATGATTATCTCCGCCGTGTAAAACTCGAGCGTATGTCAAACTATCCTACCTCTTTGCCTGGCATGGGCCCACAGGATGACATGTTTGATGACTTTTCTATACACCCGAAAGCCATGGAGTTTGTGTGTAGGGAAGTATCTACAGAGATTTTTGTCAACTATCTTGAGATCACAACCTCTCACGCTGTAGAGGTATCGGTGCCAGGCAAGTCAATCAAGTGGGTTGTGTATGAAAAGAACACTGGCAAGATTGCTGGGTTTATTCGACTTGGTTCGCCTACTATCAACTCAAAACCTAGAAACGAGTTTCTTGGTAAACCTCTCGACACTCTTAATCCAGAGGTGATGAAACGATTTAATGATTCTGCAATCATGGGTTTCATTATCGTCCCAACACAACCATTTGGATATAATTATCTTGGTGGTAAACTACTGGCTGCCATTTGTTGCTCACATCTAACAAAGGATACGCTTGACAAAAAGTATGGTGGACCATTCTGCGTGTT